AAGCTTTTTACTGTAGTCATTCGGGTCAAGGTAATAGTCTACTGTGCCGTCAGATTTCAGCATACAAGGTCTAGGCATGAAGAAAGCATTTTCCCAAGAGCCGTAGTCGAAGTCTGTAGAGCCCATAGCTGCTGCAGTGAAGTTTTTGTTATCTGCAAGGTAAGTTATCTCGGCTGTATCAGCGTTGATACTGTATGCATAGTGGACTGGGACTGGATTGATTCTGCCCTTGATTGAAGTGGTGTACTTGAACTCTTCCTCTGTGTCGATTGTGGCTATACCTTGTGGTAGAGTGATGTCGGGGAGTGGGACGGGGGGATCTGTTGGCGTGAGAGTTCCGTCTACCAATTTATAAATCTTCTGCTCCGCATAATCCACATACTCTTCCTCACCGAGCTTGCTGTCGCCTATGTAGATTGGGTAGTCTGTTGTTGTGCCGTTTGAGGTTACGGTTACGGGTAGTTTGTAGCCGTGGGGGATGTAGGAGGAGGGGGCGGTGGAGGATTTGGTGAGCATAATGTTTGAGGCGGTATACGTAATCGTTACCGTTACCGCCGAGTTAAATCTTACGAATCTTGCATATAGATTTTTTCCTGCATCTTTTGCTTCAATCGTGAATGTAAACACAAAATGTCCATCGGTTTTATCATTTTGCACCTGTATATCTTTTGAATATGATATTGAGCCAACGCCAATACTTGACAGATATCTATTTGCTGTTGTTTCCAAATCAAACGCTAATGTATATGTACCTTGACTGAGATTTGTATATAAAAAATCATCTTGATAATATGCATTGTTAAATGAGCCTGATATATTTGCGCCATCAAACAAATTCTCCGTCTCCACACCAGCCCCCGAAGCCGTTCCGTAGATGATGTAGTTTTCGAGGATTTGCGAAGCACGGCTACGAACGTAGAGGGGGAGAGTGTCTGTTAGTTCTTGTACTCCGCTTGCGGATTTTCCGAGCATATATGACGTGAGGTCAAGTCTGCCCTTCTTTAGAGGCACATTCCGCCCCTTGCCTCTGAGGTATGATTGCAGATCAAGCATCACACCACCTCATTCCAGGTCTGATTCTCCGCATCGTATACACTGAGCTTGCAGGTGTCGATCTCATAGTCGGTCGAGCCATTTCGCACCTTGCAGCCGTCAAACTCTGTGACTTTTCCATCGCTTGAAAGCGATCGGAAGTCGAAGTGTACATACACCTCTCCGTTTATGATCTCTCTGGTTCCTATTCTGTCAACTGTTCTCATATCTATTCCGCCTTTCTTTCGAGGTCGTCTATCCTGTGATTTGCGACCCGTATATCCCTCTCCGCAAGAGCCACTCTCTCTTGCAAATTGTTGTACTTTTCCTGCTTTTCAGCCAGCTTATCTATTTTGTACTCTAAGAATTTCTGCGAGTCAAGCTGTGCCTGCTGAAACTTTGCCGAGCTTGTCCTGCTGATGATAAGCTGAGCTCCTACCGATGCGACAGCCGTTATCAGTGCGACAAGGATCGCCTCAGACATCATCGGACTCACCTCTCTTTTTCTCGTACTGTGTCCCGAAGTAGAACGAGATAACCACCGTGAACACGGTCAGAAACTGCTCGGCCGAGAGCCTGTCGGTCAGAGCGAGAGCACAGAACACAGCCGTCAGTGCCAGCGTGACAAGGCTCTTCACGTCAATGAGCTTTGATAGCCTTCTCCGCATACTCATTCCTCCTTGATAGCAGTTCTGTTTGAGATGTAATAACGTTCTCCGTTTATCTCATAAAGACCTTTTATGCCTGTAGTCGTGCCAACAAAAGTTCTGAACACATTTTCAAAGTAATAACCGCCGTATGGTGCAGCTATCGGGACAAGCTGTGTAAGTCCGTCTGAGCGAATAATGTTATTTTCGTATGTTATGCTTTCTCCCGACGACCAGTTATCCGTTCCGAGAGCAGTACCGCCGCTTGCTTGTCCATACGAAAACACTCCGCCCTTGCCCTTTGTGCCTTCTGCATTGGTTGTATTGCCTATAACTATCGTATCCCAGCCCGATGATGTTTCTATTGAAATAAGCAGAGCATTATCACTCTTCACTATCGAATACCGATATGGGGAATTCGGTGAAATTGTATATTTATTAACAGAACTTATGTAAAACTGCAGGCTTCCGCTACCAAGCAAAAACACATTGCCATAGGTTGCTTTGGTTGCGGTTACCTCGTCAAAATCCCACATTTCAGCCGCCTTTGCAATTAAATCCTGTGCAGTTGAAAATATGCCGTTATAAATCTCAAATGCCATTATTCCGTTACCTCCTCAAATATGCCTGTTGCCGTGCCTGTCACTCCGCTGAGTATGCCGACTGTCTGACCTATGGGCTGTGAGCCGCCCCCGAGGGGCTTCCCGTTAAAGGTCACACCCTCCTCGGTCACTTCAAGGACGGACTCCCCTGCTCTCAGCCGCACGATGTCGGCGGCCGTCTCCGCCGAAGCGACAGACTCTTCCTCATCATATCGGTAGTGCGTGACCGCTTCCTTATAGTGGTCATAGCGTGCGCCCCTCTTCACCCCGACCGTAAGGTCAAACTCACCCTCGCTGCTCATGCCTGCCGTGTAGCTGTGATACTGATCTATGTCCTGCCAGAGATATATCGGCTCGCCGCCTGTGTCAAAGCCGTTCTCGCCCGGGACAAGCGACTCATCAAGTGCCCCGAAGTTTTCGTTAAAGTCCTCAATGTCGAACTTGTCGCTGCCCTCGGGCAGTCTCAGTCCGAGCTTTTCCGTATAGTTCATCAGCTCTCCCCCTTGTCAAGTACTATCCAGTCAATGTAGTATGTGCCTGCGGCCAGTGGTTTGATGTCCTGTGCGGTGTTATACCCTGCCGTGATATACGCATAGATCATCCCTGTTGTAAAATGCAGCGTCAACACCGGATTGTTAAACGGCGTCGGTGCGCCGGAGTGTCTGACACTGGCGACGACCTGTGTCGCAGCCGTTGCCTTGAAACCCAGTGCCAGAGCTGTCGAACCTGTAGTGTCGCCTGATGCGACCGTTATCGTCTCACTGCCGTGATAGATAGCAGCTGTCTCTATCCCGTCAAGGATAGCGTCTATGGTCTCGCCTGCCTTGCCGAGCGTATAGGTACCCTCTCCCGTAAGCTGTGCGACCTGCGCTTCAAGCTGTTCTACTCGTTCTTCTATAGTCATTTCAGCACTCCTTTCATATCGGCTCGATCTGTTCTTCGACCGAGATCCCCACAGCGGTTATAGTCGCTGACAAGCCCCCGTCAAAGCTGTAGTCGAGCCCTGTTATCGGTATCTCATAAGCCTGCTCAGTGCTCTCGTAGGTGACAACATCACCGATATCAAAGCGTGGGTCTCCCAGGCGGTGATAAAGGTCTGTCGTGTACCACGCATAGCCCCCGACCCTGAACCAGATAGATGCAAGCAGCTCCCGTGTCATATACGGGTTTTCAAACTCTATCACCCTGCCCGAGCCGTCTCCGAGAGTGAGCACCTGACTGTCCGAGACTGTGCAGACTATACCCGTGACAATGTTCTGCTGCTCCGAGAGGGTCGGCAGGTCTATCGTGTTCGGGTCAAGGGTCTTGACGCTCGCACCGTACCACCTGCGGACATACCTGCCGAAACGGTCAACGAAGCCGAACTGCCCATGCATTGATGCGATATACCCAAGCATTTGCCGCATGGTAGTGCCCTTGGCGACCTGTTTTATCGTAAAATCAAAGCTTGGCGCCCGAAGCCTCAGACCGTTTGAGTCAAAGAGCCTGCGGCTCTGCCTGTCGAAAAGATAAGGCTCTGAGGTGTAGCTGTTGCCGTTTATCAGCCCAAGCTGTGAACAGATGTCGTCTTCTATAGCCTTGCCTGTGGCAGGCAGCCTGACTGTCGGGGTGTATTCCCTGTCCGAGAAGTAGAGCCTGTCGGCAAGGGTGAGCTCGGTCGAGGCTCCGCTTTTCTTTGAGCGTACACAGGTAAGCTGTGCCATAGGTATGCGCTCCGCCCCGAGTATCTCCCCGAGCCTGCCGACCTGCTCCACAGTCAGCCTGCCAAGCTCTGACAGGGTGTAGGGGGTGAGGTCGGAGTAGAGGGTGTCACCGTGCGAGTAATCCACCAGATAGAATGACAGTCCGTACTCCTTGCCGAGAAACTTTTTATCACTGCCGTAGATCTCGACAGTCCACTCCCCTGCACACACGGCTCCCAGCTCTATATCGTCACTGAGTGAGGTAGACTGCAAAGCCCCCGAAGCATTCATGATGCTGTCGCCCATTATTACCTCATCAGCCGTTTCGAGCATTATCCTCCATGTTCTGGAGTAGCTCTCTATGCGTTCGGAAACCGCTTCATCTGAAACCTTGTACATACTATCCTCCCCCTGCTCCCGAATAGCTGTAGAGGTCCACTGACAGCACCTTGCACAGCCTTCGGTGAGGGTCCCAGCCCCACTGCTCATAGGCAGGGCCCTCCGCCCTCATCTGTACGGTGATCTCCTCAAATTCCTCATTTAGGTATGTCACAGGAAAGTACAGACTGTCCATATTCAGGATAAAGTCATTTATTGCCTTGACCTCCGCAGGCTTCAGACCTGCCCATTCGATGTGTATGGTTGTGACTATGCCCTTTACATCGCCCACAAAAACACAGGTCGAGGAAAGTCCTGCATTATCAGACATCACCTTTTCCTTATCGATCTTGAACACCGTAGGCGTTGTGATCTCAGTATCTCCGAATAGTAATCTCTGCATACTGACCTCCTATATAAGCGGTGAACTGCCGTTGAGCTTCGTCAGCTCGTTTATATCGTTTATCAGAGCCTTTCCGAGAGTCCTCTTCCCTATCTGCACATTTATCTGCACAGGCTGTCTTGAAGCCTGTCCGCCCGCTACCGAGCCGTACTCTGCCAGAGCTTCAAGGAAAGCATACTTCATTCCTGCTGATGTGTGTACCATAGGCGATGTGCTCATCGCTGCCTGCTCAATGGCGGAGAGCTCAGCCCTTTCGGTCTCCCTGTTCGCACTTTTTATTGCCTGCCTTACCATGTTGGTCGAAGCTCTCGAAGCTTCGTCTGCCTCCTCTTCGATACCGAGAGCGTAGCCCTCGCTGACAAAGCCTCCGAGCTTGGCGAACACTTTTGAAGGAGAATGTGAATCCTGAACTCTCTCAGCCGTTCTGATAGCGTCCTGTATAGCCATACGGACTGCATCATTTATCTCTGACGAGCCGTTTCTGATACCCTCAGCATAGCCCTCTGTTGCATAGTTGCCGAGCATTTCATAGGCTTCTCTGATCTCATTTCTTTCATACCCAGGAAGATCTATCAGATCATCAAGCAGCTGTGCCGATTCTTCACGCATCTTACTCATGCTCGAATCGACATAATCCGTCATATCATCGAACAGACCGTCACTCTTCGAGACGTACTCTCTGAGCTCGCTCGTTGACATATTTGCGAATGCCTTTACATAGCCTGCGCCCTTTGGTCCCATCTGCTGGAGGTTATCATAGAACTGCTGTGAGATAACACCTGCCGACACTCTGTTTTTCAGAGTGAACAAGTTATTTTGCCAATCATTGAAGCCGTCAATGTTGCTCTGCAGGTTCTTCTCGAGAGTTTCCTCTGTTATATCGGATTGACCGCAGAACTCCTCGAGCAGGTTCATCTGCCCGAAGACAAGATCGTGCTGAGTCTGATATGCTTCACCGTACTTTTCACAGATATCATTTATCCCCTGCAGGGTCTCATCGGACATATTGAGGATATACTGTGTTGTGTCCCCGAAACCGTTTCGGAAGTTCTCCTGAGCGTCTGTAAACTCCTGATACTGAGTTTTCAGTGACTCAACATCGGCATTTGCAGTCTCCATAGCAGCATGAGCATCAAGCATCGCCGTTGACAGAGCGTTCATCTCGTCGCCGGTTATATCATAGCCTTCGGCTATAGCCTGTTTTCTTTTCTCGACAGCTTCGTTATATTTGTTCTCAGCCTCTTCGGCATTCAGAGATGCCTGTGTCAGCCTGTTGATGATATCCTCGCCAGCCTGCATAGAAGCATAAGCGTCAGCCATTTTACCGACAGTGTCGATGTTATTTTTCAAAGCTCCTGTCTGGCTGTCTACCGACAAGCTAAGCTGAGGTATATCCTCATTGAGCTGAGATATAATGCCCTCCATTTCGGCCTGTTCGGTCTTTGTTCTCTCAGATTTTTTGTTCAGCTCATCAAGGCGGTCGGTCAGAGCCTTGTATTTCTCGCCCTGCTCCTTTGCCTCATTATTTGTCTTCGTGAGCTCCTCGTGGAAATCGCCTATCTTGTCAGCGGTCTTTTTGCACTGGTCGCCAAATGCTTTAGTTTCCTCGGTCAGATCGTGGATACCGTTGTCGGTGACGTCGATAGCCTCGGCTGCATCATCTATGAGCGCCTTTGTAACAAGACCCGCAGCGATCGCAATGCCTCCGATGATAGTTGCAGGCGAGAGTGCTTTGGTTATAAGCAGCTCTGCATTGATAAGCTTTGCAAGAGCCTGTCCCTTTATCATCTCAAGCGAGAGTCCCTGAAAAGCAGTGATCACCGGTGTAATAATGCCGGCAGCTTTGAACGCCACGAAGGCGATAGCTGCACCCTCGATAGCGAGTTTAAGCCCCTCGATAACAGCCTTTGCTGCTTCTCCTTCTATGCCTATCTTTCCGAGTGCTTCCTCTACTGCCGTATCAAAGACCTTAACAGCACCATCTATGAATGCCTTCCCCATTCTCTTGACGTTGCCGAAAAACACCTCTGCCGTGTCGGTCAGATTTTTGAAGGCTTTGTCAGCATCTCCGCCTGTGGTCATAACACCAAGAAGGTTCTTTGCAGCAGCCTTCATGCTAGCGAACGAGCCTGAGAAGGTCGAGCTTGCCTCTTTGGCTGTCGTTCCCGTCACACCGAGATTATCCTGTATAACGTGAATGGCCTCGTATACATCGTTTAGATTGTCTATATCATACTTGACATTGCTGAACTTCTCCGCATCTGCAAGAAGCCTTTCCATCTCGGACTTTGTTCCGCCATAGCCGAGCTTCAGGTTATCGAGCATGGTGTAATTTTCTTTTGCAAAGCCCTGATAAGCGTTCTGAATAGCGGTCATGTCGGTGCCGAACTTGTTTGCATTGTCCGACATATCGACCATAGCCATATCAGCGACCTTTGCGGCCTCTTTCGTATCACCGCTGAGCGATGAGAGTAGACTTGCCGAAAAGCTTGTCACGTTCTCCATGTACTCATTTGCACTCAGTCCTGCTGTGCGGTAGGCTTCCTCAGCATTTTTCTTGACGATGTCAGCGTGCTCCTTGAAGAGCGTCTCAACACCGCCAAGACTCTGTTCCAGAGCCGCACCCTCAGTAAAGGCTTCCTGAACTACCTTGCCGATCGCTGCCGTCAGCCCTGCCTTTGCGATAACGCTTTTAAGCTTCGAGGCAAAGCCCTCGCCTGTTTTCTCTCCGCTTTCCTCACCGACCTCGGGCAGCTCTCCGAGCAGCTCTTTAAGGTTATTCGATATCCCTTTGGCCACAGGGATTATCTGTACATAAGCATCTGCAAGCTTTGTACCCTCAGCCATTATTTGTTCCCCCCTTCAAGCAGTCTTTTTCTTTCGGCTTCAAACTCCTCGGGAGATGTGAAGCCTGCGACCTCGTTCTGCTGATCTGTGCTGCTGCCGAACAGCTTTGCAGCGAGTTTTTCGGGGCGGTTTATGCCTTTTGCCCCGTCTTTTGTCTGAGCCCACTGCAGCCATGCCAGCTTGTCATAGATCATCACCGAGATCTCTTCGATAAGTGTATATTTCTGCCCCGAAAGGGACATCTTGCTTCGGCTGTCGTGCCTTAGTCCTACAAAAAAAGCCGCTGCCGTCTCCAGTGGCAGCGACTTGTAGTCATAGATATGATAGTACTCTGCGAAGTCACATATCAGAGCCGTTTCATCGCCCGATATTATGCTTGCAAGTCCGCAGACAGCCCTCAGCCGTTTTTTTCTTTCTCGTTCTCCGAGCCGACTCCTCTGAGTATCTCTCCGAGCTCTGCAAGCACCTTGTCTCTCGGGATCCTGCCGCTTCTCTTGTCACGGCAGTGCTCTTTGAGAAGCTTTCCCTGCTCAGCTCCGAGAAGCAGCGTCAGCAGCTTTACAGCCGCACTGTAGTGTCCCTCGTCGATGTTCACGAGCTCTTCAAGCACTTCCCAGTCGCTCATAGCTCCGTCGGAAAGCTCATACTCAAAGCCTGTAGACGTTTTTCCTTTCAGCATATCCGTACTCCTTATCCGTTGTCATCGCTTGCCTGTGTAGATGAAGCAAGGTGAATGTACTCATAGTGCGAATTGCCTGCACTGTCGTTCACCGCTGTCAGTGTGACATTATAGCCCACAGGGTCGCTGTCATTATAGACGATCTCGCCCAGAGCCGTGACAGATGCACAGGGCACAACTATACGCTTGAGTGCTCCGCCTTTGAGGATAAGGTCAAACACATAGACCGCCTCCTCGTCAGAACCGCCGTTCACAGCGAGCGTAATATCTCCCGAGCTGTCTACCGTCACATTATCCGTACCGTAGACCATTTTGAGCACCTCGGCATTCATCGACTCGATAAGGGCGAAAACGAAGGTATCTGCCCCTGCTGTCAGCATATTGAGCACTACATCTCCGCCCCATGCCGAGGTAGAATTGCTCGACTGATCGTTTCCGTTCGTCAGCCCGTCCTCGGAGCAGTAGCCGAGACACTGAAATGCTGCACCGAGCTCCGATGTTGCGTTTGTGGGAACGGTAGTTCCCTTGGGAGCTCTGAAAACAGCTCCGCCTATCTTAGGCTTGCCTGCGGTTACGTTCGCCGCATTGTTATTTCCTGTTCCGTTACTCATTTTTATCTCTCCTTTAGTCATAGTATGTCAGATCAAACACCGCCTGATAGCGGTATCGTTTAGTTTCTGTGTCCGTGAAATTGTAATCGCTGTTGAGCCTGCAGCGGCTGACCGAGTCAAGCACTATGATGTCCCTCATAGCACGCTTGACTGTATCGTTCAGTACTGCTGACTTGTAAAGGCTCTCAGCGTATGACTGCACCGCAACAGTCGCTGATTGAATGCGGTCATTCTCGGAAGAGCCCACCTTTTCAATGAGCACATACTCCTCGCATCGTTCCTCGGGCTCTTCCATAAGAACGGGCACCGTCAGATTATCGGCAAGGTAGTTCAGAACAATGGTCTCTATCATTTTCCGCACACCGCCTTCAGTATCGTGTTGTTTTTCAGGTTATCGGACTTTGCCTGATAGGTCTCTGCCCTGACGCTGGCGTTCACACGGTTCTTTCCCTTGTATGTCGTTACCTCGTAGCCCTCACCGAGGCTGTTTGCCGCCTTCTGTGCAAGGCTGCAGCAGATCGACTCCGCCTCGTCAGAACGCAGAAGTGCTCTCACGCCTGCCCTGTTAAGCTTGAACGATGTCTTTGCTTTAGCCATAGCGTTCCACCTGCACCTTCTTGTTCCAGGACAGCGGAATGTTCTCATCTATCCCCTGCGTTGGATAACCGATAGTCCGATAGAGCTCTCCCCATATCTCGACCTCGGTATCCGCCCAGCTGTGAGTATCCCCCTTCGGTATCCCGAGAGTGTATGCGATTTTCTTGCCCGAAAGGTTCAGTTCATTGACAACGTCCTCTGAGGAAGGTACTCCGACAAGCACGTTCTCGACATCCACGAAGCCTTCCTCATAGACAGGCCTTTTGAATTCGTCGGTACCTGTCTGTACTTTTGTTTTAAGTCGGACTGTTTCTCCGGATATCATCTCTTTCAACAGCATACACCTCCATCGCTCCGAATTGCTGGCGCATAAGTCCAAGCTCCTTAAGTTCGTTTTTGAGATAATACAGCGACTGACCACTGTTAAGATATGTCATCGATACCGAGTAGCCAAGAGCGGCCTGAGAAGCCTGAACTGCAGGAGGTGTTGTATCAGCATTGCTGTTAAGGGCACGGATGACCGCCTGAACTACAACAGACTTGACATCGAGTGCAAAATCTGCACCCGTGTCTTCGTCTGCTATCATGTCATCTATGTTACAACCGTACTGCCTCGCTGTAGTTCTCAGCTTAGCAGACGCCTGCTCCAGGAGCACCTGAGCTATCTGCTGCTCTGCGGCAGTCAGTGTTCTTCCTACGGCTTCAATGTCGGCTACTGTCGCATATGTCTGAACTGCCACGCTGCATCACTCCTCAGGCTTTGATATCGTCTGCTGTAAGGGTCACATAGCCGACAGCAACAGCCTTGCTGTTAGAGTCGAATTCTACGACCTCGATGATATCGCCGGCAGAGCAGCCGGAAATGACCTTAGCGGTTCCGCTGGTCATCGATGTACCGCTGTAATCAGAAGAAGTTGTTCCGTATGCACAGGTAGCTGCAGGATTCTTCTTATATGCGAGTGTATCGCCCGCTGTGAGCACTGTCGCTGTGACCTTGGTGTCTCCTGCTGTCGAAGTTCCGACAGTAGTTGTGAGAGCCAGGAACGAGGGTGTGAACACCGCTCTGATCGCTACACTGCGGAGAACCTTGTGATCGTAAACGTTTCTGCCCTGTACAGCGGATGCTCCGATGTACTTGCCAGATCCGCTGAGATCCTGGATATGAACAGGAACGGAGAACTCCATAGCTCTTGTCGCAAAGCGAGGATGTCCTGCGATCATAGCAAGATTTGCAGTGTCATCGTTCCATTCTATTACGAGGAAACCTGCGATCTGACCGACAGCTCCTGTCTGCTTGACCTCATCACCGAGAGAAGATGCTGCGATATACTCCGGAGATTTGAGGATCAGGGCCATAGTGTCGGGAGTTACAAGCAGGTACCTGTTTTTCTTCGGTATCTTAGACTTGTTCATCGCTGTTCTGACATCAACGATCTTTTCATAAATGTTTTCATTTGTCAGTGTTGCAATTCCTAAAGGCGTTGCCGCTGCTATAAGAACGTTTCCGCCGTCAGTGTCGATCTGAGCTGCAAGGCTATAGCCTGCACTGTCAAGACGATCAGCAATAAGCTTGTCAGGAACAGATTTTGCATCGTAACCGTCAATGACCTCATTGACTGCCTTGTCTTTGGTTATCAGCATATCCATGTAAGCTGTTGATCCGGAGCTGCCGCTGATACCGTTTGCCTTGTCATAGTCCGAAACCTGGACCTCTGTGTCGCGAACAGGAATCTTGACCTTACCTGCTGAGGGAGAACCCTCATAATCGTTGTTAAAAACCACTCCGTCCTTGAGCACGAGCTCATCTCTGAGCTTAGCTAATACGAGATCGGAATACCTTGTCTGAAGTTCATGTGCCATAATTATTTTCCTCCTTATTACTTCTTAAGATCGGGGTTCTTTTTATAGAACTCCTTTTCTACGCCCGACATTACTCCGCCTTCAGATGAGAAATGTCTCGCCTGGTGAGATCCGGCTGTAAGCTGAGCAAAGATCTCAGCATCCTTCTTGATCGACTCTTCATCTTCTCCCGAGATCTTTTCAGCAAGCTCAACAGGGAGACCAGACTCGATAGCTGCATTGAGCTTGAGGCACTTGATCTCAGCATTTTTCTTCTCTGCAGCGAGCGCATCGATCTCCTTCTGGTGATCTTCAGGGGAGATCCAGCCTTCATACTGCTTAGTTGCCTCCTCAACAGCTTCTGCAACTATTCTGTCAAGGTCCTCCTGTGAAGTGATCGGTGTGAACTCATTGTTCATCTTCTTTTCCTCCTTTTTTTCAAATTTCTTTGTGACACCTGCATTTATCTGTGCAGGAACAGCTACAAAGCTCCATTCATAAGCATCTGTTATCCCGTCAAGGACGTCATAGCAGATCTGCCCGTCATACTCCCGACCCTTTTTGTGTCCACAGACATCAGTTGCTCTGTTACAACCGCAAATCGAGCATTTTTTCTCGCTTGCAGTGCAGGATACGCTGACTTCTTTTTTGATGCCTGCATCTATCTCCTGGATCAGAGATTTGTTATTGTCTGTGCGGGCCATATAGGCCATTGCTTTCAGATACTTATATGGAGCACCGTAAGCTGTGGTCTTTTCAGAATCTGCAACGACCTCTGTATCATAGATACGGGCACTCTGATTCTCCCCCCTGGGGTCGTGATCAAAAATGCCTGTTTTTCCAATGAACAGTTCACTCATAGTTTCAAGAGCTTTGTCCGAAAAGCACTCGCCGTCTCTGTCAACATCGTTGTCACAGAGGGTCACAGGGAAGGTATAGAGTTCATCTTCTTTAAAATCCCTTCTCGTGAACGAATTGATCTTATCAAGTGTTTCTTTTTCCATAGTACACCTCTCAGTATGTTATTTCCTGCGGAGCCATTTCTTTTTTCTTGGCACAAAGCCAGTGTGCCAGCGCCGCCGACTCCAGAAGCGACACATCGGCACCTTCGAGGATAGAACTGTATCCGAAACCGCCGCTTGAACCGATAGCGCGATGCTCACAATTCGAGGCCGCCTGCACAAGACTAGGCTGAGCCTTATGAACGACCAGACCCTCAAACAGATTCTTTTCAAAAAGAGCATTTGCTTCGATGACATCTGCCACCTTCGGCAGTACTGCTCTGCATTCTGCCTCTGCATCCTTCATTTCTGCTTCAAGGATACCTTGATTTCCTGCGCCGTCTATGACAGCACTGACAGCATGAGGAGCTTTAAGAAATGAAATGATCCAGGAGTTTCCGTCTCTGGTGCTGCGGCAGTCGATCGACTCAATAAAGACCTTGCCGTCTGCTGTTTTTACAGCAACAGAGAGAGAAACGTTTTCCGTCTTCTTTGAATACTTGACTCCGAAGAAAAGCTCTCGCGAGTCGCTCAGCTCTGGCATTTCGTCAACGGCAAATGAGAGCCATTCTTTTCGGCTGATCGCCGATTTCTGCGAATAAGCTATCCACAGTCCAAGCCTTTGGATATTATCATCGACCTGGTCATCGCCAAGCTCAGAGCGAATGGTCCTCTCGGTCAATACGGTACCCAAAGACGGATTCGTCTCATACCACAGCTCAGGATCGTGTGCATCTGTAAGCTCAGGCACGCTCCACTCAGCCCAGCCAGCATCATACTCAACACCTGTAAGGACTCTCTTCCTGTATTTCACGAATACCGTGCCCGAGGATACAGCCGTCGGCGGAGTGCCGAGCATTATCGTCTGAGGATTTTTTGAATCCGTGACCGTATACTTCAAAGCGCTCTCCTGGTCTCCGGTATATTCCTGTGCTTCATCAATGACAAGCAGATCATATCCTTCGCCAAGGCCGCCCTTTGATGACCTCGTTCTGAAATTTATCAGACCGCCGCCCTCGCCGAGCCAGATTATCTGCTCGTCACCGATCTTCTTGTAGGTTTTGAAGTCGGTATCCTCAACAAAGCCTGCTTTTGTAAGTATGTCAATGATTTTCAGCCAAACGCTTCTGGAGGTTGCGGTGCGGTGAGCCGTGTAGAATACCCTTTCACCACGAGTGAGACCCCATATACACCGCATGATCACGACCTCGCTCTTACCGTTCCTTCGCGGTATAGAGTAACCGAACTTCATGTGTACCCAGAGCCCGTCATCATTGACCGCCATTATATCCTCGATAAGACGCTGCTGCCATTCAAGGGCATCTCTTTTTGATCTCTCATAAAGCTCTGTCGCCTCAGCTCCAAGCGAAGCAGTATAGGGCAAAATACGGCTTTTTACAGGGGTCTGTCTGCCCAGGCGTTTTTCAATCATCAGATATCCTTCCAGTTGATACTCAGCGGCAGCACTCTGTTTGATATCAGTTTGATCTCTTCAGGGAAGGCCTGTTTTTCCACAAGCTTGTCTGACTTGTATCGGTTGCAGGTCATATGAGCAAGCTGCAGGTTCGATATATCCGAGGGATGACCTCCCTTGCTTACGGGTATGATATGATCTATGCAGGGGCTGAGCGGATGCGGAAACTTAAATCCGAAATCGACCGGCTTCCCGCAAATGCCGCAGACTGTCTGCGAAGCGTAGATCTTCTTCTTGTTCGATTCAAACTGCGCCCTCTGAGTGCCGTTGTGGTCGGGTCTCAGATTAGGTCTTGCTCTCGGCTGGTTAGGCATAGTGTCAGCTCCTTTCAGGTATAATAAAAGCGCCCTGCAGCCGACATTGCTGTCGGTCGCAAAAGCGCTGATATACGTATTCTATTTATCTCCCCGGGGAGATTTTTGCATAAGAAAACCGCCCTCGGTACCGAAAGCGGTTTATTGTCTTTTATTCTGCCGGCTGTGCGGCTGTGTTATTCAGCATAATCTAATCTGTGCGGAGGGCACTCGTCTGACAAATCAAAAATGCTAAAGCCCATTTCTTCCATAGTTTTATGTTCAGCTAAGCATTTATTAATAGCCCAAACATAGTTTTCAGCAAAATTGCGCTCATTAGATGTCAGCTTTGGTAATTCCTCATGAAAAACACTCTCATATTCATTTATTTTATCTAACACCATCTTTTCAGTCATATTATCTCAGACCTTTCATAATTGAAATAAAACTTGCATATGAGTTTGGTAAGTATTTTTTTATGTACTCAAGATCAGCACCACCGCAAGTCTCAGCGCTTGTGATATTAGCCCATAATTCTGACGCAGTTTCATAATTTCTACATAGAGACTTCACTTTAGCCTGATTACTGGCATCAAAGCCGAGCTCTTTATAGGCAGTTTGAAGGGCTTTCTCTTTTTTTAAGGATTTAATCCTATTATAGCGATCATTATAATATTTGTCTCCGTGTCCTTGCAGCATACGAACTCTTTCACCGAATAAACCGTCGAGTGCGTCCTGTACGCCTCCACTTGCAAGCGTAGAAAACAAATCCTGTCTTGTTTCTTCTTTCATTACGATCTTTGCCAAATTGACTTTGTCTGCTCTCAGTGCAGCTAGGAACTGATCACTTCCGCTTGGAGAGCGTTTGAACACAAAGGATGCGTTGATTGCTGAGTTGAGAGCATCGCTTTCCTCAAATGTCAAACCGTCAAAAACACCTTTAGCATCAAACAAATGCCCACATTCATGAGATATACTGCTGAATTTAGAATCTCCATTAACAATGTCTTTTTCTGTAGGATACGAATAAACTAGTTTGTTCTCAGCATGCCTATAATAGCTCTCACCGCCTCTATTACTGTTATATTCAACAATATCGACTTTTGAGGAATAATCTCGATATGCTCGTTTGACGTCTTCGTTATTACAGTTGTTTATAAGCGAAATGAATTCTTTTGCATCGGCTTCGCTTGGCATAGAATCAACAAAATTTTTGATATCACCTTTTGCTATTATTATACCACTCTCTCCGACGTTTGTCAATCTTTCAGCCCTCTGCTCCAGCACTTCCCCTTCCTTAGCTGCCGCCTGTTCGGGGGTGAACCTTACAGGCTTCAGCTTCTCCTCCAGCTCCTTGCGCTCGGCGAGCTCTTCGGGTGTTGCTTCCCAGGTCCTTTTGCTCCAGACGTCCTGCCTCATTCCGCCGTTCTCATAGGTGACGGTGCAGCCGCAGTTATCGTGGCGCTGGAACACCTCGTGAGGAGTTGCATCCGGATAGCTGTACTTTCCTGCCTGTCTCGAGCACCACTCGCAGCACTTGCCGTCTGTCGCCCGGACTATGTAGGTCTGAAAGCCTGCTTTGCTGCGAAACTTTGCATTCTCCTCCATGTAGTCATCAGCGAAGGAGCGAGAAACTGTATCGCTCGCTCTGCCCATGATCTCGGCAGCTCGTGCAGCTTCCTGGTCTTTGGCTGCATTGCAGATAGCCTGAACACGATCATCCGGGAAGGCTGCCTTCTGCGGCTTGATGTTGATGTTGTGCCGCTTGTCGAGGATCCGCTGCACATCGGCAGCGGTCTGATTGACGAGATCATAATTATCATGCAGGATCGGACCAAGGATCTTCTCAGCGATGTTATAATACATCTGCCCGTTTGGAAGAACATCCGCTCTGATCTTATCCCCTAGTACCTGCCTGAGTCTCACACCGAGCTGCTGCGCGTATAGTGAAACGTCCTCCATAGTTGCCGTGCCAGCTGAGATCCTGCCGGCCACCGTTTTTATAAATCCGTCGGCAGCTGTGAGTTTGTCAAACTCGGCTTTGATCTGTTCATACAGCTCCTGTCCGATATCAACCGGCATCTGAATCACTCTCCATGCCCGTCAGCTGCTTCATGTTCCTGCTGCCGATGTATCCGGGTACTGCTTCGTTGATCTTATATATCGCATCACCTGTAGCACCCAGGGCTGCAGCGTCAGGCTCGAAGATCGGCCAGTATGATGCTTTTGTTTCTGCGAAAGCATCTCTGCTATAAGCGTATTTATCTCTGATACACGCTGCGAGATACCCGGCGTTCAGGAAGCCTACGCCGAAATTGCGCTGAGCCTTTCTTGCACACAGCTTCAGAGCTTCATGGGATGCTCTTATGGCATCAAAGCTCTGAGGGTTGCCTGTCGTAAAGCCCAGATCGTCAAGCGTGAGCCCCGTCTCTCCTGCAAAAAGAGAAGCAAGCATTTTCATGTTGTCCAGGTGCGGAGTCATGCTCTGCTGCTGGAACTGACCGATAATAGGATGCTCTCCGTCCTCGTCCTTAGTTATATTCAAAAATGATGAGAGGGTTGCTTTGCGGTTATCGAATTTTGCTTTCTGTGACATACCTACCACATACTTCTGAGGTATGGAATAAAACTCGGAAGCGACCTCTGTCCGCAGCAGCGTTCTGAGTGCAGTTTCCACGATATTCATACAGCTCCTGCTGATCCTCGAGTGACCAAATGGCCGGCGAGCATCAGGCCGGAAGATCACCGGCACAAGTAAAGGATAAGGAGCATTGTGTTTAAAAACATCTACCGGCTCATTTTTGCCGAGCTCATAGTATCTTGTCTCATAAGGCAAGAAATAAGCCTCAAGCTCAGGCATACCATTGTCTGACCGCTTAAGTACGGCATATCCTTCCTTCAGCAGTCTGGTGATAGGGTCGATGATGCCCGTTGCATTGCCGCCGTCTATGTTTTCAACGGTCGGATATCCTTTTTCTTCGTCGATGTACAGGAAGCTGCATGAAGCGACCAGCGCCGATAGCACTGTATCATCAAACAGAATGTCTGCATTATTCCGAGTAAAGATATCATTCAAATAGAAGCTGTCATTCTCGAATTCATTGAATACGACTCTGTCAGCTATAGAATCCACTGCCTTTGCGCACCATCCGAGGCTGTAAACTATATTAGCAAACTCCGGCGGGATCATTGCTGTGATCTTAACCATCTTGTTCTTTAATTCGTAGTATTCGTATCTGAGATTCACTCTTTGAGCTTTCTTTCCGAGCTTCGCTCTCAGAAAATCGATTCCATATTCCATAGTCATATCCTTTCAGAGAGAAATTTTGAGCA